CACCTATTACATCACTAAATGTAAAGTCTTGAACGACAGATTCATTTTGTGTGCCATTTGAGTCTACGTCAATTCTGCTGTAATTAATCGCAGCATTCATTGCCGCTGCGCCTAGTGTTGCGCTTGCAGCTGCATATGAAGATGTATGTACTTTTGCAGTCTTACCATTATTATCTGTAGCCGCCGGATATAAACTATTAATAACAGCAGCAACATCGGTAATTGGTCCGTCTCCAACTCCTACAGCATTAGGAGTACTAAATCCTGTAATATCTAGTGCAAATACAATATCTTCAAGTGCTGTATTATTATCTACATATGCTTTGGTAGCTGCATCTTGTGCTGCTGTAGGATCTGCAAGACCTGTAATCTTTTGACTATCTTGTACAGCTATATCGCCGCCGGCAGTTATGTCTATTCCTGTGCTAGACGTTACTGTTAATGCACTCAGCGCACTTGGATTATTAGTAATAGATGCACCATTTATATTAATGTCATCTACTTGCAAACTTGTAAGAGTTCCTAATTCCTCAAGTCCTCTTGCATATAATATACTGTCATCTAATCTATCATCAAGAACTTTGTCTACACCTGCAATTTTATATGTTTGCCAATCATTTAATAAATCCATGTTGACATTACTTGTCCATGCATTTGTATTTTGCAACCAAATAAAGTCCTTGCCGCCATCAGTAGAATTTATTGTGATACCAGAAGCATTTGCGCCTGTGTCGTCAGGTTCTGTACTGTCGTCTGTAACCCCAATTTCTATTATCTTGTCTTTGATCTTTAATTCTTCTACTTCTATACTTGTTCTAGTACCTTCTACAATCATGTTGCCGGTGACTCTTAAATCTCCTTCAACATCTAAAGTATAAGCAGGTAATCTTTCAGTAGTAAATATACCTACTCTACCTTCACTAGCATCAATATAAATGGCATCAACATTCAATGAGCCATATTCACTAGACTTAACACGCAAGCTAATATCATCGTCTGTAATTTGGTTTTCGAAATACATTCTAGGACCAACAATTTTTTGGACATGTGCTTGTGATGCACCAATAGTTAAACCACCATTGTTTAGTATCTTTAATGTTCCAACTGTTTCACCATTAGCGTTAGAAGGAAGGAAACTGTCAGCAGTTCTAACTACACCAGCACCTGTGACCAAAGCGTTAGCAGAACTTGCAGTTCCTCTAAACTTAAAGTTATCAGTATCAATAATATTAAATCCAGTGAAAATACGTCCGTTTGGATTATCAGTAGTTACAAGTCCTAATATTCTTTCTGCATATGCAGGAGTAAAGTCAAGATAACTTATAACTGCTTGTAAATTTCCAGCTGCAAATAATTTAACAACTGTTCTAGAACGACTTTGATCATCTAGGATACTATCAATTTCAAATCCACTTTTTCCTTGTGCATTTGTATATTGCGGCCCTACAAGAAATAAATCTTCGCCATCATATGCATATAACTGGTTCTTTAGATTGTCAATCCATAAATCACCTGCAACCATTTGCGGTCTATCAGTCTGAACAAATGGTCCTCCGCTTGCTTTCCAAACACTTCCGTCATAAACTTTCAATCTAGCATCACTAGTATCCCACCATACTTGACCAGTAAGTGGATTGCTCGGTGCTGCTGTATTAGCAAAATTTTCAAGTAACTTTATAAAGTTTTCGTTAAAGTATTCGCCATAGCCGCTGTAATTACGGCCAACTAGTGTTAGGTTAGTTGATGAATTATCTATTTGTCCGTCAACTAAATCTGTTAATAAGTCCCCATTAGTTTTGTTTAATTGATAACTCACTTATTCTTCCCCGCTATATATGATAAAGTTCAATGACAGGAACGGAGGCATAATATCTAATGCACTTCCAAGTGCGCCCTGTGTCTTAATACCACCGCTTGATGCAAAACCTTGTGTGCCACCTGCGCCTGGTTCAATTGTTAACGGCACAGTTTCTTCGTCAAGCACAGCACCAGATCCAACTCTCATTGCATAATACTGTGTACCTGAATCACCTTCCATATCGTGTTCGTGTTCGGGTAAGTTTTCTAACCCAATAGTTTTTTCTTCGTCGCCGCCTGAGCCGCCAATAGTATCAGCAGCAATGTCTGTAACTCTGTTTGCACTAGGTCCGCCCATGTCGTCTAGGCCAAGCGGGAATCTACCTCTTAGGTCAGGCAATGCAAAACTGTTAACACCTTCATCATCAAGCAAATCAGCATCTTTAAAGTTGTATCTTATAACATTATATAGTGCTGTATAATCTGAAATAGCAACTTCAGTACCATCACATAACAACCATCCATCTGGTGCTTCTTCTCCACCGAAAGGTACAATAGTTCCAACTGGTACAAGAGGTATTGTCTTTAAAAGGTTTCGCTTTGTAATTTTGTAAACACCTGTATCACCAGTTGTTTTGTTTAACAAAATTTCATCTGCATTTCCTGCATCATATGTAGTTTCTTTGTTACTAATAAAGCTATTTGCTACTCTAAGACTAAATGTTTTTGTGCTGCCGCCTGTTTGTCCATCAAATTCAAAACTTACGTTTTCTACATCACCTGTTGCAGCAAATGTTGTAGCACTAGCAAGTCTGTCGGCACTACCTGCTCTACCTGATACTGTTCCACTCACGTTACCTTGTAAATTACCTACAAAGTTGTTTGCATATATCTGATCAAATTTGTTATTAGTAGTACCGATATTTCTTGAAGCATTTTCATCTGGTGCAATGTTTGATACAGTGGTTGCACCATCAATATTAATATTGCCGCCGATAAACACATCTCGTGCTACGCCTAAGCCGCCTTTTGTTCTAATAGACCCTGTGCTTATGTTAGATGATTGTACAGTGCTTTCAATTTGTAAAAATCCACTATCAGGAACACCTGACTCTGCATTAATTTTAATGTTGCCTGATACTTCTAACTTTTGCTCAGGTGCTCCTGTGTTAATGCCTACATTTCCTGCTGCATCTAAACGCATTACTGTAGGGATTAAATCACCATTGCGCAATCTAAAGTCGATGTTAGACCCCGATGTATTGTGTTGTATTACACCAGCTTCGCCACTAATAAACGCACTCAACTGTCCGCCTGTGCCGATTTGTATACCTTCATTGTTTTTAACTTTGATATCAAAATTAGTTGTACTACTTGCATTACTTCTTAAGAAATTAGACGCAGCTACAGCTTCGTTGTTTATTATAAGACTTTCCGCTTTTTCGGCAGTACCGTAATACTTTAGGGTTTGTGTTCCAACTAGTGCTTCATTGCTCAAATTTAATCCTGCATTTATACCTTGTCTAAAGCCAGGTATAGTTACTTTTGGAACAAACGATTGCGAACTGTAAATAGCAGCAATTTTATCTTCAATTTTAATAGTTAAGATATTATAGTCTACATCGTCGTCGCCTTTGATATTTTCAGCTGCTGTGCCAGTTAACAAGCCGTCGCTAAATTCAGGTCCAATTAGGATCCAATTAGAACCTGTAAACAAATACAACTGTTGTGTATCTGTATTTGCCCATAAATCTCCTGGATTGGAATTTGCAACTTCTGGAGCAGATGCTGCTTTTTTCAAACCGCCAGCAGTTGCCCATTGTGTGCCATCATATATTTTAAGCTGATCTACACCATCTGTGTTATCGTACCATAGTTGTCCTTCAACTGGACTACTAGGAGCGTTTGAATTAGCAAAATTTTCTAATAGATGAAGAAAGTTTTCACTAATTGCTGTTCCGTAACCTGTACTACTTCTGCCTGGAAATTGCAAACTAGTATCTGTGTTGATAGTTCCGTCTGCAATAGTAATTGAACCTTTGTTAACAGAATCAGTATAATTTATTTCATATGCCATAATTTATTCCTTAACCTGTTAAACTCTGTACACGAACAGTATAATCAATCTGTATTAATCTATTCAACGATTTTTGTACTGGATGGAAAATAACATGTGTAAGTAAGCGTCCTTCGCCGCTTGATGAGTAACTTCTTAAACCTAATTCGTCAAATACAAATGAGTTATCTGCATCTGTTGCAGTATCAAATGCTTGTTGTCCACTTGGTTCACCGTAGTCAAGTAAACAACTAACAATTATGTCAGTGTAATTTGTTCCACTTAAATGACGTATTTCAATCTTATTTCTTGCAGGATCAGTATTATTAACATTTCTGTCATCAACTATTTTTGTATATGTTTGATTATACAAACTAGCATTTGTGCCAGTACTGTTAGGTGTTAAGTATGTAATAATACCTGTTGGGTCAACACTAGTTCCTCCATTACCAAAGCTCATGCTGGTAATATAACCCTGTCCTTCATTGCCTAAACTTTCTGCCATTGCAATACTCATATTTTCATAATGAATTGCATTCCGTTTATTGACAATTACTTCATTAGTTGTAGGGTCAAAGATTTTAATGTGTCCTTGCACCAAAAAATTGTTTGTGTCTTGCATGTTACTCATCGCTTTTCCTATACTGTATTTATTCTGGTAACTCACTTGTGCCTGCACGTAAGAATCTTGCAATCGAATTTTCTGCAAGAGATAATTGCTCGCCTTGATCACTCCATAAAGATCCTGTCTTCTTGACTATTACAACTGTTGTATCTTCTTGAGGTGCATCTGTAATTTGTATTGTATTCGAACTTACAGTAAATTCTGCCGGAAGAGTTATATCGCCTTCTGTGCTGTCTTGTGCTCTTGTAGGGTCAAAACTTGCAACATCTGACTTACGTAAACGTGTGCCTGCTACAAATACTTCAACCTGGTTAATGTTTGCAACATCAAATCCTGGATCAAAATCTGTAGTTAATCCGTCTGCTACAAATCTTTTTTGTATTGTTCTATCTTGATATGGAATAGTTTTGCTGACGTTTTGATCATATATTTTTGATCCTACTGCATGTGTATCCTTTACGCCTGTTCCTAGTGTTCCTCTGCGTATCTGTCTTAGAGTATTTTCTTCCTTGACAAAATATTCGATACGCTCTCCGTTGATAAAGATTATTCCTGGTAAATTATTAGACTTGTTAGGTTCAGGTAATTGTGTCCCGTCAACAACTTCAATGCGTTGATCATAATAGTTTAACGGTTCACGCAATTTAGTTGCAAATTTATCTAATCGCTTGTAGTGAGTTCTATTAAGCATATCTTTGAACTGTCTATAAGCAAATTTGCTTGTTCCAACAGGTGCAGTAAAGTGCATAATATCTATTACATCGTCATCAGCAGGTCTTTCTGTAAGAACAACTTGGCCTTTGTCATCACTTATATAATAATCAACACTAGGACTTAGTAATTCACCATTTTTAATTACCCAAACATATTGTGCATCTACTGCTGTAGAGCGTAAGTTTATCACACCGCTCTTCAGCAATCTGTAAGTAGTTTGTTCGCTAGTAATTGTTGTAGAGGCTCTATCCACTACATCGTAATTAATTCTTTCTATACCAAGTATATCATGATTGCTAAATTGATATACTGTAACTTCTCCGTTAGGTGCTGTGTCAAAATGTAATGTTCCAGGTGTATCTATCCAAGCACCTTCGTCATTTAAATAGCCGAATGCATATTCTCCGTCTGCTATAGCAAATATTTCAACAACATCCCCGGGTTCACCTGTTTCATCTGTCAACACAATACTTGCGTTTGCAACATCATACGTAAACTGAACAGGATTTTCTATTTCTACACCATTTAGGAATACTTTTATCTCTTGAACATCTAGTGTACCAATAGCTTGCTGGAATCTTTCAATTGCATATGTTTTTTGATTGTTAGCAGGTATCGTATGCTTAATATTGTATCCGGGATTAAGTATATTATTTCCTACTTTAACAATTATTTTGTGTTCTAATGGTACTTGTGTAAATGGTACATCATCTAATGTGTATGAAGTTACAGTACCATCTCCTGTAAATGTATTTGAAATAACTCTACTATAATTAACAACATCGTCGTTACTGAATACAGCATAATGAACAACCCTACCTTCTAGTATTGCTTCCTCAAATCTTATACCAACTTTTGGATTGTCTAAATCATAACCTTCATCTTCACTATTGAAAACAATTATAGTTAATGGTTCACCGTCTACACTTGCACTAACACTTGCGCCGTCTACCCAATCTACAGTAGTAATAATCTCTGTTGTTGATCCGTCTGTGATTGTTTTACCGTAGTCTAACAAATCATCTACTCCTAAACTTTGACTTATAATACTTAATTCTTGATTAGCTGCTGGTGCAGTGTTAAATGTAAGTGTTAGATCATTGCTGTCAATAGAGTATTCTGTATCAGCTAGTCTAATATCATCTAATTTTACAATCACTGCTTCATTTGTGCTTGGAATAGTTCCTAAATTAAATTCAGTAGTTGTGCCGTCAGTAATATAGTTTTGACTGTAAATTACACCATTGCCAGTGCCATCTCTTGTGTAAACTTTGATATCTAATGAGTCAGTAATTAATCCAGGAACAAGTTCTTCAGGTCCTGCATGAGTAATTGGATTAACAAATGCATCACCGTCTACAATAATATCCTCTGCATTTACACCTGTGGCAGAATTATATGGTAAGTCACCACCACTTAATTGTGTATCATAACTTGTAGGATCTGGAAGAATTGATCCGTCACTTGTAGTTTTTCTTACAATTAATGTTTCACCATCTTCAAAACTAACTCCAAGATCATCTAGATTTATAATTGTAGTTGAGTCATCCCCAGTAAGACTTTGCATTATTGCATCATCATTTGTTTGTTGTGGAGTGCCGTAATTTGGATCATCAATTCTAGTTAAATCAATGCTTCCAGCTTGTCCTCTATAAACATTATATACAACTCCATCTTCTAGAGGTTTACTAAGTTCAACAAAAATAGTACTTCCATCTGCAACAAAAACTTCATCTTCGTATGTGTTATCAAATGTATCCCAAGTATCTGTAAACCAACCTGTTGTATCAAAACCTGCTGCACCTTCGAATCCGAATGATGTTACTTCTACACCACCGTAATCAATACCTTTCATTAACTGTGCAAAATCTTTTCCAGGTAACCCTGTTTCTGCTGAATAGAAATGCTGTATTCTATCTTGAGCGAGTAACATATCTACAGGCTTTTTATATGTAACAACAATAGTTGTATCCGCTTCTGGAGCTTCTGTAAATGTAATTCTACCATGCTGTCTTGTATATGATTTAGTTGTATCGACAACGTTTTCATACGCATATGTACTTCTAAGCATTTCTTTGCCATCAACAGTAACTTTGACATTTGTACGGTTTAAATCCATAGGCCATTCTAAATCATATTGTAGATTTACTGCTGATCCTACAAAAGTTTCAGTTTCTGCTAATGTTTCAATGAATACTTTTCCGCTTACTCTGTCAAACTTTACTCTAATATGCGGAGTTCTTACAGGGCTATTTCCTATAATTGCACTTAGTCTAGGAGCAGTGCTTCCAGAAGTTTGACTTCCATTTATTGTCACTGTAGGTTGTGTGAGATACCCTGCGCCAGGATCTGTAATAATTATTTTTGTTAATTTGCCATAACCTATAAACGCTTCAGCTTTTGCTTGGCGTGTACACTGACCTTCAATAACTACTGTAGGTTTAAATGTATAACCACTACCGCCATCTTTAATAATAATATCAGTAAGTTCGTATCCTACATTTTCTATGTAATGTTTTCTAGGATATGTTTCAAACTCATCAGTGGTGTTTCTAATTGTTCCGCCTGCAAAGACAGCCCTATTAGGAACAATCTTTCCATCACTTACACTATAGTACGGAGGTAAATCAAAGTCACTTACACTTGTATTGGTAGGCTCTATCTTATCATAAACATTAATGTATTCTCTGATTTTTGTCTTATAAGGTTTTACCTCATGTAAGTAATCTTCGAAGCTTTGTAGATTGTCACTATTAAATGTAACATCATTACGTAATTCACTTACATGATATTTTGCTTTAACGAAACTTGTTTTGAACAACCAATCTACTGAGTTTTGTTCTGCTAACAAATATCTTACACTTACAAAAAATAAATCATTGTATGCTTCTTTTAGACTTCCGACAAATACATCATCCCTAAGAGCTTGCAAAATAATTCTAAGTTCTACAATTGGATTATTGTCGTAGAAGAAGCTATCGAAGCTTCTGTTATCAAAGCCTGTTGCATTTGTTTGATAGTTGTAAAGAGATTCTTTTAGCTCAATAGTACCATTTTCTCTACCGATAACTTTGTATGCCTGGGTGTAATCTTCAGTATCAATATTAGATGTTTTTTCTAATAGTAGCCAACCTCCAGAACCTGTGCTATTTACTTTTACCACACTACCTAGATCGTTTTGAAGACTAGGTAATAGATATGTGCCGTCTACTGTAAAGTTAATTGTAGTAAATTGATTATAACCATCTGCATACCAATCGATATAATTCCAATAGCTTGATACATCGTAGTCTTGAATACTACGAACTGACCATGCACTTCCGTTCCAGCCATAGATTGTCCACTTACCGTAGAAATCAGTATCTGCTGTAACTAGCACACTGAATTCTCTTATAATTAATTTTGTTGTATCTAGATATCCTGAACCGCTGTTTTCTATATCAACAGCAGTAATCTGTCCTAAATTATTGATAGTAAAGTTAAGTAATGCACCTTCGCCAGGGCCTTCTAGGTTATAACTAGGAGCGAACTTATATCCTCTTCCTGCATCAATTATGTTTGCACTTATAATCTTACCATTACTAATTATAAGATCAATTTTTGCTTGTTTCACTTTGTTTGTACTAATAAATCTTAGATCGTCTTTTGTATCTATCTTAAAGTCATACTCGCCTTCGTTTTGATTAGGTAAAGATTCTTTCTGACTGAAAGCAGATAAGTCGTAGCTATCAATTAGTAGTTCTTTAGACATAGTAATGTTAGCTCTTTCAATTACTTGTTTGAGAGCTTCAAATCTGTTTTTAAACATTCCTTGTCTTGGTTTGTTTTGGATACCATATCTTTTATTTTGAGGAATAGTAATATCAGGAACAGGCCTATTGTTTGTATCAAATCCAATAAGACTATCGTACCATTTACGTTCTATGTCTGGATGTAATTCACTAGATTCTAATCCTTCGCTTAGTATTTGATATTCTAAATGTCTATTAATATCTAATTCAGAATCTTGCTTGTATCTTATCTGTAGGACAACATCATCACCTTGAATAAGCTCGTTGCAATTATTTAGAATGAATTTATTTTCAGAAACAAGACTTGCAAATCTATATCCTTGTTTTCTAGGATCCTCAATAAGATTTGCAAGATCAATACAATTTAATTTGCGCTTAGGATTATAATCTGTAGGTTTTGTACGTTTGTTCTGTACCCAGAAATAATATTTTGCTCTAAAGTTTTGAGAAATCTTATCATAAACAAGTTGTGTAGAGTAACGTGTATTTCCGTATAAGGTTTGTCCACTTATTCCTAGTGCAAGCCCTTTATCTGTATCTGCCATTTCGTCATAAACTTCAGGCACATAATCACTTTCTACCCATTCAAATATATCAATACTAGAACCAGAAATTAATCTATTCCAATCACGTTTTTGATTATTGATTGTTCCTTTGTAAGGATATGCAAATCTTGCAGTGTTAGTTGCCCACCATACTTCGCCTGCATGTTCCTTACCCCAGAATCTGTCAGGATCCACTAGGAAGTCACTTGTTAATCCTGTGTTGTACACAGCAGGGTCAAATCCAACCTTGTAATCTATTTCTTGTTCTGCAGGACCTGCTATTTTTCCTTGTAGAGGATCTATATAATCTAATCTTGATATAAATTCATTAGTTCTTTTGTTGTATAATAGTATTCCTGAAATCTTATCAATATCTACTGGTAATATTTGCTGATCCAGAGATTCCCATGCAGTTGAGCCTACATTTTTTCTATAATCTACAACCTGTCCTCTGTTGTCAACATTAGATTGTTCAGGCATACCAACATAAATGTGATTGTTTACACTATACAGATGTTCTCCAAATGTCTGTTGTACTTGCGGATAAATCAAATCTTCAGCATAAATTAATTCATCACCTACTAATTCATAAACATATACAACACCTTTGTCAAGTTTTACATTTTGGAAAGAGGTAAACTTGCCATCAAATGTAGTTTCTTGAGAATCAAACGTAGTTGGAATTAATTGATCCCCGTTCAAACTAGATACAACAAGATTTTCAGCTCCAAAGTCTATTGCAAATCCAAATTGTTCACTAATTTCATTTTGCGGTGATTGCAATGTTTGAGATAATTCAAACTGTCCGTTATTAAGGCTATAAACATAAACAACACCTTTATTAATACCAAAATCGTCATTCAATTCAGCACTTATAGCAAACTTATCGCCTGCAGGATTTAAAGAAACACTGCGCCCCCATTTTGTTGTATCATTAGGAGACTCTATAACTTGATTCAACTGGAACTTGTTATCATACTGTCTGTAAACAGCTACACGTTGTTGAGTATAACTATCTGCTGAAACTAATAATGCCTTTACAATTAATACTTGTCCGTCATCGCTAATATCAAAAGTTTGACTGAAATCTGAAATATTTGCAGTATCAAATACATCCTCATCGTAAAGATGCATGCCTGTCAAATTTGGAAGATAACCTAAATAATCTATTTTACTATCTAACTCTGACCAATCAGATGTTGTAAATGGTGCATCAGCTGCAATGTTAGTATTAGCTTTATAAAGAATGTTATCTTTTTGGACAATATTATCTTCTGCATAACTATAAGAGTTATCCCATTCGCCACGATAATTAATATCTAATCCATATCTCCAACTGATATTATCCCAATATACAGGATCTGTAGGAAGAACATTTGCTTCTACAGGACGTTTTGCTTTGTAGTATTGATCTTTGTATATTACTATTTCATCTGCAACATAGTCACGTAGTTGGAATAAGCCTGCAAAATTTTCTGTATCTGTTGTGCCATGTCTGAATATTTCAATTTCGCCAGGGTGTTCTCTACGTCCAGTATTATCTGTTTCACCTTCGCTATCTACACCTTTTGTGCCAACTAGTAAAGTATAAGCATTGTTTGTTTGTATCAATCTTACTTTACTACCAAATTCTCTGTCCGCTACTGATCTAAAACTTGTATATGTGTTTAAGACTTCATATGTATTGTCAGAACGCTTTCTATATAATACTATCGCACCTGCATTATCTGGTCCTGCTGTTCCTGTATTGTCTGCAGGTAGATTGTATATTTGACGATAATCTTTGTTTAGACTGTATGGAGGATTTGCAGGTATAGTAATACCACTTTCTGTAGTTTCATTGAAGAAATAATATTCCTCATCAATTAATACATTAGTGTCTTCCCAGGATTCTTCTGTGTTTGTAAATGTCGTTCCGTTGCGGAATACTAATAGTTTTCCTACCTGTGCTGTTCCAAGCGTAATATTATTGTTAGAATCTTCAACTTCTCCAAATACCCTATCAACATCACCTGGTCCACGTATAGTTGTACTTGCTGTGCGTTTAAGTTCATACTTACCTATGTTGTTTAATTGGTCAAAACGTCCGCTAACTGATTGTGTAGTGCCATCTGACTTTACATAAGAATCTACAATTTTTAGATATACTCGAACAGCATTGAAACTTCTTTGAATATATACTACTTCAGCAGCACTTGTAGGATCAAGAGAGCTAACTGCTAATCCTCCAGCACCGTCGTTGGGCGTTTGTTCATCTATTATGATATCGCCTTGTGTCCTAGTCTGTAGGACACCACTTGTATCATGATAATATTTAGGCTGAGGTTCAAATGCAAAACCATTGCTGTCAAATCTACTCAAAGTAAGATCAATATATCCGTCCCACAATTCGTCAATAGTCAATGTCTTATTAATAGAGGTGCTAGGTATATATAGATTATCATAATCAATCGGACGGTTTTCTAAATCGTATAATTGGAATTTATAAGAATCGCCTGCTGTTATATCATCCGAAAATTCTTTACCAACCCTTACAACAAAAATATCAGATTGTAATGCACGTTCTGTTCCGTCCTGACCATCTGCTCCTGCAGGGTCTCCTCTGTATGAAAGTTGTGTAATAAAGCTAGTGCGGTTTTTATTTAAGACATAAGTTCCTATATCTGCTACAGTATCTTGTATATTATAGTAGTCGTTTAATTCTCTATCAGAATCACTCAAACGCACATCGGCATAGACCAAACCTCTACCTACATCATAGTGATTTTCGTGATTATTAAAAGTGAATCCATCTGAATCAGAAGTTTCAGCAGTTAAATTTCCTAATGGCTTTGCATCAACATCATATGTTTTGATTAACCAATAACCGCCGATATTTTCACTAGTGCTATAGGTATTTTCATATGAATATAAACCAACAAAGTCTTCCTCGTCTATATAAAGCTCACCTGTAACATCAAATATACCATTTGTATTAGAAATATAAATTACTGCACTATCTAGTTTTGAAGCAACATAAACTACTTCACCTCTACCTGTAATAGTTGTAACAAAATCTCCTACTTCTGGTAACGCAATAAATGTTTCAATTTCTAGAATAGCATCTACTTTGTATATAATTTCATGATTTGAACTAATCCAATCGGCAGTAATTTGACTTATTGAGTTATCAAAAGGCAAATAAGTGTCAAGAGTAGGATTAGCGTAACTACGTTTATTCCAATATAGCTTTATAGTGTCACCAGCTTCTTCTTCACCTGTAGTAAAGTTTCTTCCTTTGGTGCCTAGATACATATCTGAAGGTGCTCTAACTAGAAGGTGGTCTGCAATACTGTTGTTAAGTCCTGCATTACCTGCAACAAGTAGAACTGTATCTGTGCTGTCTGTATCCTCATCTGAAATAAGAGATTGATAACTGTCAAAGGTTGTAAACGATTGGCTACCTGCTCTAGGATCTATTGTTCTTAGAGCTTGCCAATGACTTTCTCTATATTTTACGATATCATTTTTTGAATATGTAGTATCAGGATCAAACTCGCCTAATAATCTAGTTTTAATGTCGCTAGCCTTTGGCATTCCAACAGCAATGTATTCTCCATCAGGTGAAATATCAACGCTATGTCCAAATCTTGCATTAGTGCTATCTAAAGCAGGATTTTCATAGGTAATTTCTTGGTTAACAACAAAGTTACTGTTTTCTCTTGGTCTATAATAAACTGTAATTTTTCCATCTTCATCGTTAGGAGATGAAACTACCATTGTTCTGTTATTGCTGCTAATTGCAATATTTTCACCAAATTCTTGATCAGAACTTGTCCAATCACTTGGGTTAGTTACTGTTTGTCTTTCGGAAAATACAGCATTGTTTTCTATAACATTCCAAGTACCGTTTTCAAAATTATTAATCCAAAATCTTTGATCATCATATTGCTTATCTTGAATTATATTGTTTACTTCTGATAAGTTTTCAACACGGACTTCTCTCATTTTAACAAGAGCATAATTTTGATTATCAAATGCTAACGCATTTTGATCTGTAACTGCATACACTTTGTCTAATTCTGCACGTTCTACAGTATATAAACCTTCAAAGCTATAATCAGTAGCGTTAAGTATTCCGAAGATATCATTTTTTTGTATATTACTGTTTGTCCATTTATCCAATGTAAATTCAGTTAGAGAATCACCTTGCTCAGTAAATTCTCCAGTATCAACAACAGCTTCTAACACCTTTATATCAGTATCAACTATTTGATATACTGTCCAATTATCTGCACCTGTTTCTATTAACCATATGTAAGATCCTAAATCAATTTGATTTACATCTGCTTCTGCTAATTCCGTTTTATCATAAGCAACAAAAGTCACATGATCTTCATTTACATATCCGCCTGTTTTCAAATATTCATTAACAGCTTTTACAGGAAATGCAGAAGTGTGATTATAATCAGTGGGTTTATCATATGCATCTGCTGGTAACAATCTATAAATTTTGTCAATCTTCTTAGGAATAGAATTAGCTAATTCGAAAATTTGAGGAGCTTCTTCTAATTTAGAATCTGTAAGATTGTATTCTAGTTGTATTTCATTATCAGTGCTACCATACTGTCCTAGCTGGATAGCCCATTCTTCAAATAATTGAACCTTGTCTTCAGTATTATCAGAAAGACTATCAAATAGCTTTGTAACAGAATTAATTGTACCTTTGTCTTGAATGTAACCATTATAAAATTTAAATTGGCTTACATCATCATTAATAATATTTGCAAGATATTGACGCTTTTGGTATCCAATAAGGTGTTGTGCTAACTCTTGTTGTTCTTCGTCAAATCCTGCACTATCTAAATCATAGTAATCCATAAACTGATTAATTCTATAATCAAAGTTAGTTAATAATTGTTTCTCAGGTTCTTTGCTTAATCTGTACCAAACTGTATCGTCAAATACATTAGATCCTACAATATTCTGTGTTGCAGTATAATAGTACTGTCTGTACTTTACAAGGTCACCTATTTGATAGTCTTTGTATTCTTCCCATGTTTTATATCTTGCATCATCAAAAACAAAACCTGGCACGTTAAATCCACCTTGCCAGTCAGCAGTTCTATATGCATTAATCTTTAATCTTTCTTGTCTATAACCTGTTGATGGTTGATATAATATATCATTAAACACAGTTTTATTATCAAATAATACTACATGTTCTTTTTGCACTATAGGTAGTGCTAAATGGTATAGTCCATGATCTGAATTTATAACCTCAAGGCCAAAGCTATTTTGATCTCTTAATATGCTGTTGAACTTTAGATCTAGTGGCTGACCATTTTCATCGTAAATAGAATAATTATAGAATTTATCTGCTAAGTCATCAACTACATGATAATCTCTGTCAAAGTACAATCTATTAGCACCTGGACTTATAGATATTACTGTACCAGCTGCCCATCCTTGTGTGGTCCAAAATAAGAATTCTTTTGCAGCATCACTCCAGTCGTCAATCTGTGCGCCTGTGTCTGTATAGGTAAATTCAAAACCTAGCTGCTTTAATCTTTCTCCGTATCCTAGTATGAACGTAATTACTTCTTGACTGTTTGAAAATCTATGTCCATAAGGTATACGCTCAACATTATTAAGGTCAAAGTTTTTGTCAAATTCTGCAGACTTTCCTCCTAGGATAGGCTGTGTCGACAGCACAGCAAGAAAGTCTGTTTCAAAACTTTGGCCAGATGTAAATGATTGTGTTACTCTATAGAATTTAGAATTATTTTCGACAAGTTGTCCTCTTACATATGGTGTGCGTTCTCTCCACTCCATTGCATTTTCTACTAATCCGCCTACTGTGACTGTAATACTTTTAGAGCCTGCACGTGGACTGTAATATTCAAAATAAGGATTATCTTGACTGTAACCTCTTACAATAAATCCAGTTGCTCCTTTTTCTATAATAATACCACTATACACAACCAAATCAGTAGGAGAACTAGTGTTCAAAAATACATCATAATTTTCTTGTGGAATAAACACGCCGTCTTGACTTTGATCTTCAACAATACTTCTACTATCTAGTATCACGTTAATTTTATTTTTGTCAGAAAACCCGCCTAATTTTAAACCCAATTGGTTAGTTAAATTCTTAAGATCGCTTTGGTAATCTTCATATACTTTCAATATATTAGAACTTATTAGATTTGAAATATAATTTACTAACCCACTTGTCATAATTCTTTCATTACTTTGAACAGTGTTAGGTAATAGTATTTCGTCAATCTTTAATACTTTACTTGTAGGATTGTAAATGTATTGATTTGCAAAGTTTTTTTGTATTCTGCTAATATCAAATCCTAGTCCTATTGTTTCTGCAGGCTTGTTTAATACCATTGCAGTCAAAATACTAAACGGATATTCAGAACTTCTTCTCCAGGCATTTTCAACAGGCGCCCAATCACCAAATGCAAAATTATCAACAGTAGGACGCAATATAAAGTTATCAATAAAGTTAGAACGAAGCGGACTTAATAGCATTCCTTTACTGTCTACAGGTATACAATTAGAAAGCCCAGGTCTTGCATAATTATTGTCATATCTTATATTGCCAGGTTCAGCAATTTTTCCCTGTTCGAGATCTTCCCACAATAATAAGTTATCACCTGTATAAGGAGCAGGTCCATAAACATCGTTCCACCAATCTGGTTTAATAGTTAAACCTAACATTTCCCACGGTGCAGTATGTGGTCTATCTGTATCAAAAGCATTTTGGTAAATTCCTCGCCAAAACCCTGGCAAAGTATTACCATTAAATGATTTCATAGAACCATAATTAAATGTAAATTCATCTTGTCTTAGATAGAAATAATTATTAGAATAATCATTATCTAATATTGATAACCAATCTGAAAAGCCAACTAATAATACACTATTAATTTCTTCTCTAGAATAATCACTATCTCTAAATTCGCCACCTACAAATTTACTTACATTTAATATATCTGCATTGTAGTTTACTTTAATATTATTGAATATTCTTTTTTCAAGTTCAATTAGTAGATTATCTCTATAATCATTATAAGCACGAACATAACTTCCGTCATGTCCTCTTATCATAGGCTGTCCAATAGGATATTCATCATAGAATGTTGCATCAACGCCTGCATGTGTGCCGCCTGTGTTAGGCATGTAAAGTATAATGTTTGATCCTACAAACATATGGCTATGTGCTGTTCCGTTGCCGCCATTAGCACTGTCTGCATTTTCTGCTGATTGTTTGTCAGTATACAAAGGATAGAACCAACCTATTTGATTCTGTGCTTTGTAGCCCTTTTCTGACTGTGCATATATTTTGTAAGCTGTACCGTCGTCTGCTGTTTCGCCTGCTTCTGGTCTAAATGTATCATCATATATTAAGGTAGGAGCATACTTTGGATATAATCCTAATTTTGTAGGAGTAGGAGGAATATAAGAACCGTCTGTTGAACTATATTCGTATACCGTTAGTTTGTCTCCTACCTCCAAGAAGTCAGCAAAAAGATTTATAAATCCATCATTTGTAAAGTCATAATCTATACCAAATGTAAGTTGGACGCCGTTTATATAAGCATTAACACTTTTATTTGTCAACGTGTCTAAATCAAAATCTTCACTTAAACTATAGAATCTTGATCTTGTGTCTTGTACAACATGTTCTATAACTTTTTCAGATTGATATCCTAACATATCACTGAAATAGAAAGGCTCTGTCTTTTGTTTATCTTTGTTTAAGTCTCGTAATATTGCATCTACATGCTGTTTAGTTTCTGTATCTATACCTAAACCTGCAGATTTTTCTAGGAAATTTCTTTTGAACCTTGCATACTCTCTACGACTAAACTCTAGAGATTTAACAAGATTATAATTTTTATTTGTAACATGATAACCTGATAAATTAATTGATCCACTATGTTTAACAAAACGCTTGCCGAATCTATCTACATCTCCTAAATCTCTAAGATTACTAATGCCAGGATATACACCAGCAAACTCTTGTAGATCTTCAACCATAGTATCGACATGATCAATTGCTTCACCTAGTGTAAATTCTGTAAAGTCTTCGTTATTAGGATTACGTTCTAAATTAATAGGAAATTCATAATATCCTTTTTCATTTTTTGCAGTTTTTGTTTTTGATTTTATAACGACAAAATCATTTTCATCTAAATCATTATCAAACACGACAAATAATTTTTTGTTTGTTCTTTCAAGAGTATAATCTTTTCTAATTTTTGAATTAACAAATGCGTTAATCTTGATGTCGGAAATTTCTCCTGCATCTTTATAACAATCAACTTCAAAAGTAGTTAGATTCTCAGGTCCAACAACAAATTCTTGAATTACTTTTTGAACGCTCTTGTATGGCTTGTTAGTAAATCCATTAACCCACTCAAAGTTTTCTAGATCTTTATATTTTTTAAGAAATCCTGGATTAATTGATTTTTCAAATAAGTTTGTACCTTCTTCATATTGGAACTTATCTGTTAATAAATTAAACTCAAAAACAATATCTCCACTATTTGAAATATTTCTATATGTCAACGGAAAATTAAGCTCAGTGTCGTTAGCACCTGTGCCTCTTTTGTAACTGAATAATTTTGTACCAATAAATGTATTTGCAATATATTGAGTAGTATCTCCAAAACTAATCTTATCGATTCCAAATACATCAAATAAAGGTTCTTGGTTTACTTCAGTTTTTTCTTGTGCTAGTTGCCATTTTGTACCATTGTAAAAATAGCTTTTTCCTGCATTATTTCTACCCTGGACGACTAGAACAGTTTCTAAGTCTTTAGGTTCAGCATCTGTCGTTTCAATTAAATTAATTTGTCTTCTATTACCTATTGTAATAAACTTAACAAGATAAATTTTTCCATTTACTAATTTGTCTGTATCAGCTGTAAATAGTACCCGCATGTTTTCTGCAAGATTTACACCATCTACTCTATAGCCAATTTCTCCTTCTATTGTAGAAAATACATCTGTAGTAACAGTGTCTATAAGGTCAACATCTTGTTTAGCTGAACTACCATAATTAAATAATTTCAATCCAGCTTCAAATTCGATAATAGGACGCTTTGCTCTAAAATCTTCATTAGTTAAATCAGGCACCCCATTATATTCTGCACTAGCTTCTATTACAGATTTATGGAACCATTTGTTATATCTACTCCATGCATTTCTATCGGTACTAGCTCGATTTACTACAATATAGTCTTTATCAGCTGTATAACTTTTTGCATTACTGAATGGTAGCGTATCAAAGTTTTCGCTATCAAAAGGAACAAATCTATTTTCAGAATATGCAGCAGGAATTATTAAATTAGTATCTTTAATTAATTTAATTTTATCTCCTACTCCTTCGACATACCATTCATTGTTGCTATATTCGCTAGGTGTAACATCGCCTTGGAATGTAATTTTCAAACCATTAGTAAATTTTATTCCATTTGCACTTGTGTATGTTTTCTTTCCTAGAATGTCATTTGTAATATCAAGAAATGTATTTTCTTCAATATCAGCAATTCTTACATATCCGCTTGTATCAATATCATTTTTGCTAATATAATACAATCTATCAGGTGCATTTTCAGGTATTGAAAATTCTATAGTACCTTTTTCTAGATATACTGTAGCAATTTCATCGCCTTCTTCACCAAACTTTCGTATACCATCAGGATATATTGTGCTTACATTATCGTCATCTTCAAATGTTACACTGCCACTGCTAGGTAATACAACAAAGTCACCTAAGTCGTAATTTGCATCTTCTGCATCGTATGCTGTTCCGTCATACAGGCCGTCGGATCTTATTCCTTCTCTACCTGCAACTAAGATTGCGCTTCCTGGAGTAAATGTTCTACTAATAGCAAAAGCAATAGGATGTCCTGGAGTGTCTACTTCAAATCTATAGGTTTGACCTCTGTATAATTTTAAGGTAGGGTTTCTAGTAAATCCGTCATTGAAAACGAATGCTGTATTATCATCCTCAGTAACAGTTGTTACAGTATATGTGCTCACAACCTCTCTAGACTGTCCACGCACACCTACAGTCTGTGGACCGTTTGGCATCCAGTAATATTCGCGGAAGTTAACAAATTTATCCCAATCAATATTTGGATTCCATGCATATGTTTCTTGGCTGTTCAATCGACTATGATTAGTTGTATTTGCGCCAAAAACTCCTAATTGATTTACATAATCATTGTAATCTTTATAAAAGTCTACATTATCAAAATTATCTTTGATAACCATTGCAGGTTCTAATTGGTAATTGTTTCTTTGTTCATTAACATCACCGATATAATTGTCATTTTGTTTATAGGCTTTAGCTGTTCTACGTCCAAAATAACCTTGTATTTTTTCTGCTTCGCCAGGTTGTATTAATTGATCTAGCGTTGCTTGTAAAAATTTTCTGTTAGCATTTGTTCTATAGAATCTTGGTAGGAAATCACTACTTGTAATTTTACCATTTTGGTTGTTTTCACTTTCGTCATTATATGCCATTAGTAACTATAGCCTCCACTTGATCCAGTTGAAGTTGTTGAACTTGTTGATGTACTACTAGAAGTACTACTAGAAGTACTACTAGAAGTACTATATGTACTACTTGTGCTCGCACTACTTTGTATTGCAGTGTAATTTGTATTATCGCTTGATTGAATTACATTTCCTGCTGCCTGTAACGATGCTGCTGTAATTTCATCAATAATTTCTATATCGTCCACTGTAGCTCCGCTTATCAGTATTTCATCTGGTTCAGATTTAATTTGGAACAAACTACCAAAAACCTGTGTTTCCTGTTTAGGAATCATCAAGAAACTTACCAACTTAGGACTTAGTTGACTTAACACATAAGCACTTAATTCTTGAAAATAGAATGTTTCTCCAAAATCCCAATTTTCTAACGCAAAGAATCTATCTATTGCACTGATAATATCTGCTTTCAGTTCATTATTATTAGTAACGATAGTATTGTTCTTAACAATCTTAAACGTAACTTGCAGATCTTCTTTTGCTTTACTACCAAATAGTATTTTATATTTGGCTGAATGATAAATTAATTCATCACTGATAGATTTAATTGCATTTATCTTGCTTCCTAGTTGTCTATATAATTCATCATTACTAGGTGGTAACGGTTTGATTCCTTCATCTGCTTTTAACCATACTCTTATTTGATCGTCGTAACTTTTTGTCATTACATATGTGTCAATAATATTACTTACAGCAGGATCTATTCTATAGTTACTGTCAGCTACATGAGCATAATGGAACTTTAAATTAGATCTGCCTTCATATGCAAGATAATCAATTATAAGGCTTGTATTATTTGCCGCTTTGTTTAATTTTTTGAATACTTTTTCTTCTAGCAAATAGAATATTTGTCCTTCTTTCCTTGAACTATAAGGTGCAATAGCAGATTCATTTTCTACAATCAAAATTGTGTCATTTGTGTTTGAAAAATATTTGTAATTTTCTACACCGTCAGAACTAATGTATTTTTGCTGAAATACAATTTTATCTGTATTTTCTACTTCTGTATTATCGTAGTCAACTAAGATATCAAATAGTTCAGGATCGTCTACAACTCCGTCATCGTCAGAATCAAGATAAGTAACTATTATTTTTTTAGTATCTACATAACCTTCTTTATCCCTGTACGCATCTTGTATTGTCCAATTAAAGTCTCTTGTATATGGACTTGTACTACCTTGGATTGTGTTAATGTTTAGAATATTAATTTGGTCTCTATATGTTTTTCCGGTTTTAGTGTCATATACTTTGTCACTGCTGTCAAAGAAAAACTTAATTTCAGTGTCACTTTCAAAAACAAATCTTAAATTTCTATAGAAAATTTCATATGTGGTACCATTTGT